GGCGGCGTGCTGTTCCTGGCTGGCGGCAATTCTGCCAACAGCTACGCGCAAAAGTCGTGCCGCTACCTGATCCTCGACGATCTCGACCGCTTCCCCGAAGAGGTTGGCGAAGAAGGCGACGTGATCACGCTGGCGCAGGGGCGCACGAAAGCGTTCGTGCGCGCACGCCGGCTCTACATCTCGACGCCGACGGTGAATGGCGGTCTGGTGCATCGCCAGTGGGAAAAGAGCGACAAGCGAAGCTATCACGTGCCGTGTCCGCACTGCGGAGAAATGCAGCCGCTGGAATGGGGCGGCCCGGATATTCCTCACGGATTGAAATGGACGACGCTGCCGTCCGGAGATGTCGTGCACGCGCGCTATGTCTGCCGCGAATGCGGCGCGGAGATCGAGGAGTATCACAAACCGGCGATGCTGGCCGGCGGCACATGGGTCGCGCGCAATCCCGAGCGCGCGATGCGCGGCTATCACATCAGCGCGCTGTATGCGCCGATCGGCCTTGGCCCGTCCTGGCTCGATCTCGCGCGCGGATGGGTGTCCGCGCAGGACAATACCGCCACGCTGCGCGCCTTCATCAACACCAACCTGGGCGAGCCGTGGGAAGAACGCGGCGAGGAAGTCAATCCTTCCGCCCTGATGTCGCGGCTCGAACCCTACGCGGAGAACATGCCGCGCCGGGTGCGCAGCCTCGGCATCGACGTGCAAAAGGATCGCATCGAGGTGTCGGTCTACGAATGGGGCGCTGGTGAGGAATGCTGGGCGATCGATCACATTATCGTGCAGGGCGACACGGCCGGATTCGATCCGTGGGACGAGTTGGCCATCGAGCTGGAAGGTGTCGCGCCTGACTGCGGCGCGATTGACTCGGGATACGCCGCAGACATGGTGTATAAATTCTCCGCGCGGCGCCCATGGCTTTACGTGGCCAAGGGCATCGAGGGGCGCGGCAAGACGCTGGTCGAGGACGACGAGACACGCAAGCGCCGGCTGCGAAAGCGTAGAAAAAAAGGCTTCGTGCCGTTTCTTGTTTCTGACGAATCCGCCAAGGCATTGCTTACACAGCGCCTCAACCTGGCCAAGCCCGGGCCTGGCTATTTGCATTTCCCCGAAGGCGAGGCGGCCTTCGACGATGAGTTCTTCGCGCAACTGACCAGCAACCGGCTTGCCGAAAAAACCGTGCGCGGCCGGCTGGTGCGCGAATGGCAGCAGACGCGCGTCCGCAACGAGGTGTACGACTGCTGGAAGCTGGCGCTGGCCGCGTTGAGGTTATCGAAAATCGATCCGGCCGCTTTCGAAAAGCGCCAGCAGCGCGGCTCAACTGCCGAGGTGCCGACGAACGTATCAGTCACCACCATCGCGGGCAGACGCGCCCGCTTCACCGTGCAAAGGGTCTGATCATGTGCGATATTTTGAATGACATCGCCGAGCGCGCCGCTGCGGCAAGAGCCATTGACATGCCTGCGTTGTTCCGGGTGTTGTCTGCCGTGCGGCGGGACTGGGGCGGCGAGAACGCCTACATCCCAAAGCGCCACGAGAAGCCGCAGGAATTCACGGCGCGTCGCGCATCCGAGGCAATGGCGCTGTGGCAGCGCGGAGATCGGATTCAGGCTATCGCGCGGCGCATGGACATTTCAGTCAAATACGCCTACAAGCTGCTCAAAAAGTCGCCACCGTCGCTTAAATAGGCGACAGCAAGCGTGGTTCCATGAAGCATGGCCACTATCCCGACGAGTGAGCCGGCCTACCTTCAGGCCGGCGACACGCTATCCTGGCAGCGCAGCCTGCCGGACTACCCGGCTTCAGCCGGATGGGAACTCTCCTACCGCTTGATCAATTCGTCCGGCAAGATCGACATCACTGCCGCAGCGAGCGGAGACGACCATCTCGTCTCCGTGTCTGCTGCCACGACGGCGGCGTATGCGCCGGGAACCTATACCTGGCAAGCCTTCGTCACCAATGGCAGCGAACGCTATACCGTCGGCTCTGGCAGCATTGTCGTCAAGCGCAACCTGGCTGCCGAGGCGGGCGGATTCGAGGCCCGCAGCACGGCACAAAAGGCGCTCGACGATCTGCGCGCCGCGCTGGCTACATGGATAGCTACCTCCGGCCAGGTGCAGGAATACGAAATCGCCGGCCGGCGTATGAAATACCGCACCGTGGCGGATATTCGATCGGCTATCAGTCTGTTGGAGCGCGAAGTCGCGCGCGAACGCGCTGCGGAGCGGATCGCTGCCGGACTCGACACCGGCCGGCGCGTCTCTGTGAGGTTTTGAATGGGCATTTTCGATTTTTTCAAGCGGGCAGCGCCATCGCGCCCGCTACCTTCGCGTGGGGCGCGTGGCGCGTTCATTGCTGCGGCGCAGGATCGTTTCACAGCAAGCTGGCTGGCCACGGCGCGCGACATCAACGAAGAACTTAGGGGCGATCTCGACCGACTCATCGCGCGCTCGCGCGAAATGGCGCGGAACAACGACTACGCCAAGCGTTTCCTCACGCTGGTCGCGCAGAACGTCGTCGGGCCGCGCGGATTCATCCTGCAATCGCGTGTCGAGGAACGCCCTGGCATTCCTGACAGCCTCGCCAACAGCGCCATCGAAGGCGCATTCGCCCGCTGGTCGCGGCGCGGTAGCGCGGAAATCACCGGCACCATGAGCTTCGTCGATCTGTGTCGCGCCGTCGTTACGGCAGTTGCGCGCGATGGCGGCGCACTGGTGCGCATCGTGCGCGGATCGGAGGCGAACAACCCTGAGCGATTGGCCTACCAGCACGTCGACATCGCACGTCTCGCCACCCAGCACAATCAGGCCGCTGCTGCTGGCAGGAATGCCATCGTGATGGGCATCGAGATCGATACATGGGGACGCGTCGTCGCCTACTGGATCAAGCCGCAGATCAACAGCGGGCAGGCCGAACGCGTGCCGGCCAGCGACATGCTGCACATCTACCTGCCGGAGATGCCGGAACAGGTGCGCGGCATCCCATGGATGCACGCGGCCATGCTCGCCATGCACGACCTGGGAGAATTCAACCGCTCCGCGCTGCTTGCGGCCCGCCGCGGTGCGGATACGCTCGGCTTCATTGTCAGCCCGGACGGCAGCGGTGAGGGAATGTCGGATGCAACGGAATCCGACACCGCCGAACCGCTCAAGATCAGCGCGCCGGGCATCTATGACGTGCTGCCTGAGGGCTACGACATCCGCACGCCGGAATACAACTACCCGAACCAAGTCTATGACGGCTTCGTGAACGAAATCCTGCGCCGCATCGCCAGCGGCCTGTCGGTCTCGGCGCACAATCTCACCGGCAACATGACGCAGGTCAACTACAGCAGCGCGCGCATCGCCGAACTGGCCGAGCGCGATCGCTGGATGATGTTGCAGGAGTGGTTCGTTGGCTTGTTCCTTGAGCCGGTTTTCGACGAATGGTTCGCGCGTGCGCTCACCGCTGGCGCACTGGTCATGCCGAATGGTTCGGCGCTCCCGGCCGCCAAGGCCGAGAAATTCCGCGCCCACGAATGGCAGGGCCGCCGCTGGCAATGGGTCGATCCTGAAAAAGACATCAATGCCGCGCGTCTGGCCGTCAAGAGCGGTATCGCCAGCCCGCAGATGATCGCGGCGCAGAATGGCGTCGACGTCGAGGACGTCATCAACAGCACCGCCGCCTTCGAGGCGATGGTCGCCGCCAAGAAGGTTGGCCTCATCGACTACGAAGTTTCGCAGCCCGCACCCGCAGCGCCGCCAGCCCCCGATCCGGCGTTGGAGAAACTCGCCAAGGCCGCCATGATGCGCATGGCTGAGCCGCCCGCCGTCCCGCCGGCACCGACTTTCACGGTCGCGCCTGTCATTCATACGCCGGATGTGCGCGTTGAAAACCATCTCCCTGCTTCGGTCGTGGAAGTCACTGCGCCAGATGTGCGCGTCGATGTTGCGGCACCGTCTGTCACTGTCGAACCTCCGGATGTCGAAGTGCGCGTCGATGCCATCATGCCGGAACAGGCCGCGCCGGTAGTCGAAGTCAACGTCGAGATGCCTGACGAACTCAAGATGGCCGTCACACGCATGCCAGATCGTAAAACAACCACGACGATCGAGCGCAATGCGAGCGGGGAGATCATCAAGTCGTCGCAGCTTGAGCAGGATGCATAAATGAGAATGAATGAGTATATCGGCCCCGAGCGTAGAACATTGGC